TTGCAGCAGCCTTGCGCCAAGCACTTGCGGACGAGTCGGTGAGCCAGATCCTCATCGACATAGACAGTCCAGGCGGCAGCGTCTACGGAGTTGCAGAGCTCGCCGATGAGATCGTAGCCGCACGTGCACAGAAACCGATTATTGCCATTGCAAATAGTCTCGCTGCCTCAGCCGCCTACTGGATCGGGTGCTCAGCCTCGGAGTTCTATGTCACCCCTGGTGGAGAGGTCGGCTCGATCGGAGTATGGCAAGCGCACTTCGATTATTCGCAGGCGCTGGCCGCCGAAGGCGTTACTCCAACACTGATTTCGGCGGGTACTTACAAAGTTGAAGGCAATCCCTACGCACCGCTTGATCCTGAGGCGCAAGCCTTCATGCAGTCGCGGGTCGATGATTATTTCCTTGCCTTCTCGAAAGCTGTTGCGAAAGGACGTGGCGTACCAATCGCTCAAGTGCGCAACGGCATGGGTCAGGGCCGAGTGTTGGGTGCAGACGCTGCACTCGAACAGAAGATGGTCGATGGGGTCGTGACCTTAGACGAGGCGATCCGAAAAATGCAGCTTCAGGCAAGAGCACAGACAAAGACAAAAGCCTCAAGGGTTGGCCTTGCAGCCCAACGGCTTGCACTCGCCGAACTGTGAGCATGATTTAAAAACACCACCGAAGGAAGCACCCGTTGTAGAGGAACCCTCTACAACGCTGTCACTGCCACTAATTTTATATCCGCATTACCCATTCACCCGCCTTGTGCGGGCTTTTCTTTTTGGAGATTCAAAAATGAGTAAACAACTCCGCGAGCATCAGGCCCGCAAAACTGCGCTCGTCAAAGAGGCTCGCGCGTTGACTGACTTGGTCGCCTCACAAGACCGCGACATGACTGATGACGAGGTCACGGCCTTCGAAGCCTTGCGTACTCGCATTGACTCGGCATCTACTGCAATCGACCGCGAAGCTGCGCTAATCGCGGACGAGTCTCGCATTGGTCTGGCAACAAGCGCCGGACCAAGCGTCACTGATAACCGACAAGCTGATCCGTTGCATGGCTTTCGCACCATGGGTGAGTTCGTGCAGGCTGTCTTTCAGGCAGAAAAGCCCGGCAAGAATATCGACGAGCGTTTGCTTATCGGGGGTGGTCGTAATGCCGCAGCGCCGGGTACCTTTAGTAACGAGGCAGCAGGCCAGGATGGTGGCTTTCTTGTTCCTCCCCAATTCTCGCAAGAGATCTTTAAGCTCTCGCTTGGAGAGGACTCTTTGCTGCCCCTCACCGACAACGTCGAGATCTCGGGAAACAGCATGGCGTTCCCCAAGGACGAAACCACCCCTTGGGGCACCAACGGCATTCGCGCTTATTGGCAGGGTGAGGCGGCCACGGCCGTCGCTACCAAACCAGTGCTGGGTCTTGCCACCTTGCGTCTGAAAAAACTTATGGCGCTGGTACCCACGACCGATGAGTTGCTCGACGACGCCAACGCGTTAACCAGCTATCTTCCCGAGAAGGTCGCGCTCTCCATTCGCTGGAAGACCAACGAGTCGATCCTCTTTGGAGCAGGTAACGGTGTGCCTATTGGTGCGCTCGCAGCAGGTGCCACAGTAACGGTCGCCAAAGAATCCGGTCAGGCCACGCAAACGCTCGTAGCGCAGAACCTTGCCAAAATGATCGCACGCCTGCCAACTGGCTCGTTTGCGAACGCGGTATGGATCGTCAATAACGATGTGCTGCCCGCGCTGTTCACACTCACCTTGGGCAATTACCCGATCTATATGCCCATGGGCTTGACGGTAGGTGGCATTCAGGCCTCACCCTACGGCACGTTGCTGGGCCGTCCGGTGTTTGTCTCGCAGCACGCCAACACGTTCTCGAGCCAGGGCGACATTCTGCTCGTGGATCTCAAGTACTACCAAACCATCACCAAGGCGGGTGGCATGCAGACCGCAACCTCGATGCACTTGTACTTCGATGCGGATCTGACTGCGTTTCGCACGACCTTCCGAATGGATGGCCAGTCCAAGATCGTGGCGCCTATCTCGCCTGCCAAGGGCAGCACCACCATGTCGCCTTTCATCCAGTTGGCCGCACGCTGAGTTGCTCTCTTAACTGCTGCCTGAACTGAACCGTCATTTTTTAGGAGTTACTCCATGTTTCCCAACTCAAAAGCGAGCGAACTGCTCACCATTCTCGCCACAATCGATCCAGTCTCTCAAGCGGCGGGCACCGTCACCACCGGCTGGCTCAGCGTTGCCAACCACCACGCGCTGGTGGCTGTCATCCAAACTGGTGCACTAGGAACGAGTGCCACACTCGATGCCAAAATGCAGCAAGCCATGGACAGTTCTGGCACCAGTGCCAAGGACATCACCGGCAAAGCACTCACTCAAATTGTCAAAGCCACCGGCGATAACAAGCAGGCGCTCATCAACGTCAAGCCCGAAGAACTCGATACCGTGAACGGCTTTGGCTTTGTACGCCTGTCGCTCACCGTGGGTGTGGCCGCAAGCCTCGCGTCAGCGCAGGTGCTGGGTGTGAACCCACGCTTTGCACCGGCCGATGCGTCCAACCAAGCGGCTGTCGTCCAGATCTTATAAGCGGCTAACCCGTGCCCCTGACACTTGTCACCCCACCCGCAGAAGAACCGGTCTCACTCACTGAGGCCAAGCTTCATCTGCGGGTGGACTTCGCCGAGGATGATGCGCTCATCACAGCGTTGATCACTGCGGCTCGTCAAGCAGCCGAAACCATTACCGGTCGCCAGATCGTGACAGCCCGCTGGAAGATGACGCTAGACAGTTTCCCCGGACCAACTCTGACGAGTATCTACGCAGGTCAAGCGTTCTCTTTACCGGGACACGCTATTTTGTTGCACAAGTGTCCGGTACAGTCCATCGTTTCAATTCAGTACCTCGACACGGCAGGTGTGCTTCAGACCGTGCCCAGCAGCACTTACACGTCCGATTTAAGTTGTGAGCCTGCACGCCTGACACCGGTATTCGGTCAGATCTGGCCTATCAGTTTGCCTCAGATTGCCGCGGTGTCTGTCACGTTTGATGCAGGGTATGGCGCGGGGGCAACTGTCCCCGAAGGTATTAAGAGTTGGATCAAGCTGCGGGTGGGTAGTCTTTACGCGCACCGGGAGGAAGTGGCCGTGGTCAGTCGTGGCAGGGTTGAGTTACTTCCCTTTATTGATGGGCTGCTCGATCCCTACAAGGTGGCCTTTGTATGACTACATTGCGCGCCGGTCAGCTAACGCGTCGACTCACCCTGCAAAGCCTGAGCACTACGCTTGATAGTTATGGCATCTCGGTCCCTACCTGGACCAACGTCACGACGGTCTGGGCAGACATCCAACCGCTCACAGGTCAGGAACGCTTGAGCGCTGCTCAGCTGGTAAGCGAGGTTACGCATCAGCTTACGGTGCGCTATTCGAGCCTTCTTGCCGATACACGTGTGGTTGCCGGCTACCGGGCGCTCTACAAGGGTCGCATTTTTAATATTCACGCAGCGTTAAACGAGGACGAAAGCAACGTCCTGGTGACGCTTCTCGCCTCGGAGGGCTTAACTCGTGGCTAACACCAGCACTGTCGAGGTAACTGGCTTGAAGGAACTGGACGCTTTGCTAAAAACCCTTCCCGCCAAGATCGAGGGCAATGTCATGCGAGGCGGTATGCGGGCATCATTTAAGGTGATCGGGGACGTCGCCAAAACTAATCTTGCAGCCAACGGCACAATCAAAACCGGCAACCTTCAAAAGAGTATCCGTATCGGGTTTAAGCGCAAGAGCGAAACCGGTTACGGGTGGATCCGCGGGCGCCTCACTGCAGGCAACAAGGACGCCTGGTACGCACACTTTATCGAGTTCGGTACGGCCTCTTTTTATACCGGACACGGCAAGACCGTTGGCAAACCTTACGAGATCCACCCCAAGAACCATAAGAGCCTGTTCTTTGCAGGGGTCATGCGTGAGGTCATCGTGCACCCGGGCATTCATCCCAAACCCTTTATGCGCCCCGCCTTGGACCAGGCAAGCGGCAAAGCGATCACGAACTTCGCCGACTATTTGCGGGTGCGCTTGCCTAAAGAGCTGGCCAAGGCCGCGCGATGAGCGCAGAACTCATTACCGCTGCTCTTCTGAATGTCGCGGGCCTCACCACCCTTGTCGGCGATCGTCGCGCTCTGGCAGTATTGCCGCAAAACTGCGCCATGCCCGCTCTTGTCTACTCAACGGTCAGTACAACGCCAATCCTCACGATGAATGCGCTCTCAGGCCCACAGCTATTAGAGAGCCGAATCCAGGTGACCGCGCTTGCGCTCACGCCCGCTGGGGTCGAACAAATCCTTGCCGCAGTCATGGCCGCAATGAATCTTAAAAGCGGTACCTACGCGGATAAGAGCGTGGCCAGGGTCGTTCGCGATATCAAAACGCCCATCACACGCGATAACGAGGCCAACGTCTGGTACGGCTCGCAGGATTTTATGGCGCTCTGGTACGAATAAAGCTCGTGAAAATAATTGAGCAACCATACCGCTAGTGAGGCGGTTTTTTTTCGTCTGCCTCTTGGCAATTAATTAAGGAATGACCATGGCACAAGCCTCAGGTGTATTTAAGCAAGTATCAATAAAGGAAGAAACCTCTTATGGCGTTCTTCCTGCGGTTGTAACAGGCGCGCAGCTGCTGCGTCGAACGGACGCGAGTTTTAATTTAAGTAAAGACACGTATGAGTCAGGCGAAATTCGTACTGATTTGCAAACAGCAGATTTCCGTCACGGTGTACGCAAAGTGGCCGGCAGCCTAAAAGGTGAATTGTCACCTGGCTCCTATGCTACTTACCTTGGCGCAATCCTCAAGCGAGATTTTGCTGCTGTGACAGCGATTACCGCTGCAAGCATCACTGTCGCAGGAACCGCCCCGAATTACACGATTACACGCGCAGCGGGATCTTTCCTGACTGACGGCATCAAAATCGGTCAGGTAGTCCGCCTGTCAGCAGGCGTCTTTAACGCTGCAAACTTAAATAAAAATTTGTTTGTGACGGGTGTCACTGCACTTGTGCTGAACGTGATCGTGTTGAATGGGTCTGCGCTCGTTGCAGAGGGTCCGATTGCGGCCGCGACAGTATCAGTGCCCGGTAAAACAACTTATATCCCGTTATCTGGTCACACAGACAAATCGTACTCAATCGAAGAGTGGTATGCGGACATTGCACGCTCAGAGGTTTTCTCTGGCTGCAAATTTACAAAGGCCTCGGTGCAGTTGCCTCCAACAGGCATGGCAACACTGGATCTGACCGTAGCCGGCAAGGACCATGGCCAGACGCCCGGCTCAACACGTTATTTCACAAGCCCAACTTCTGCCACGTCTAGCGGCGTAGTTGCTGCGGTCAACGGAGTCTTGCGCATTGGCAATCAGACACTCGCCTCGGTGACGGGGCTGAACTTTGATGTGGATGCCTCCTTTTCTGGTGATGCTGTGGTAGGTGCCAATACCATTTCTACCCAATTCGCTGGGCGGGTAAAAGTCACAGGTCAATTCACCGCCTACTTTGAAGATGGCGTTTTGCCAGCTGCGTTCTTTTCTGAATCAGAACTTGGCATCCAGGTTGCGTTGACAACCTCCAACGATGCCGCGGCTGAGTTCCTTAGCTTTTCCTTATCGCGCGTGAAGCTGGGAGGTGCAGATAAGGCAGACGGCGAAGGTGGTGTTGTTCGCACCTATCCCTTCACGGCGCTGCTGAATTCCGCAGGCGGTGCTGGCACAGCAAACGAAGCTTCAACCATCGCAATCCAAGACAGCCTGGCTTAACTGCTCGCGTCAAAACCAACACGGGCAAATCTTTCTAATCCCTCAAAGGACTCAATATGTCGGGCTTTAATCTGAAATCAATCAAACAAGTCTTTGTTGCCAAAGTTGCAATCAAGGACCCCAACGGAGAGCCTACCGGCGTCGTATTCGAGATGGCGGGTCCAGAGCACCCCGACCGCAAACGCATTACTTTTGCTCAGTCGCGCAAGTTTATGAAGTCCTACGCTAAGACTGGCCGCGCTGAAATGCCCGAGCCAGAGGATGCAGAAGCGCAGAAGCGTGACAACTTAGCCGCGTTCACGCTTGGCTGGACTGGCCTTGTTGATGACGCTGGTAAACCGGTCGTGTTTTCTAAGCAAGCCGCGCTTGAACTGTATAACGATCCAGAAATGGCATGGCTAGTTGATCAGCTTGAAACAGCGCTTGGTGATAAAGAGCTTTTTATCACGCGCTCCGCGCGGGCCTGATCAGCCACGTCAGAGCGCAACTCAAACTCGGCAAAAAACGCACGGACGGGACTTCTGAGCTCGATCATCTGCAAGCCGTTCATCAGTCAACGGGCAAGAAACCTTTCGAGCTTGATATCCCTCCCGTTCCAACTGGCGGCGAATATCTGCTCGGTGTCTTTATGGATCTTCATTGTGCGAGGCCAGCGGGTGGTATGTCAGTCGGAGCAATCCTTTTATCTGAAATAGATGCCTGGCAAAGAGTCTTCCACATCGCTCTGACACCTTGGGAAGTAGAAACCATTTTGCATATTGATCGCGCAGCCTTAACAGAGATGATGGATAAAAAATGAGCATTAATGTCGGTCAGTTAACAATCGAGATGGCGGCTAACGTCGTCCGCTTGAAGACTGACATGGATAACGCCCGTAGGACTGTTGAGTCTGCGATGGGCGATATTAAAAAATCGGCAGAGATGGCCAAGTCTGCGCTGGAAATGATCGGTGTTGGTTTATCACTCAATTTTTTCAAAGACTATATAAAAGGTGCGATTGATGCGGCCGACGCAATCAAGGACTTAAGTAAATCTACGGGTTTGGCTGTCGGCGAGCTTGCCGGATTAAAACTTGCTGCCACGCAGTCCGGCAGCGACCTGGAAGGGACTGCTCAATCGATCAATAAGCTTTCCGTCAACATTGCGAACGATGTTAAAAAGTTTGCTGCGCTTGGGATTACAGCCAAAGACCCGCTTGAGGCTTTCAAACAACTTGCAGATGTCTTCGTCTCTATAGAAGACCCGCAACTCAAGGCAGCGGTTGCAGCCGAGGCCTTAGGCAAGAAGTGGCAGTCTGCTGCCCCCCTGCTTGCAGAGGGAAGTGATGGCATTGCAAAGATGGTCGCAAGAGGCAAAGAACTGTCTGGTGTCACGCCAGAGCTAACAGACGCCTCAGATAAGTTTAACGACACCCTCGCAGAATTGCATACTAAAGCTGGTGGCGTGGCGAATCAGTTAGCAGAGAAGCTCTTGCCCTCGCTTCAGGCGGTAGCAGATGAAATGCTTCAGTCAGATAAGAACACCTCGTCCTATTCTGTCGCGCTTGAAGGCATCAAAATCATTTTCGATACGATCATTGTCTTAGGTGCCGAGGTCAAATTTACCGTTGATGTCACGCTTCAGCAGATCAAAGCCGTCGTTGAGTATCTTGCGACCATCGCGGGTGGTGGCGGTTTTGAGGCTGCCAAGAAGATTGCCGACGAGATGACCGCCTATGGTGAAAATGCCCGCAAAAAAGTTGACGAATTTACCGCGAGGATTCTGAACGGTAAGCCAGCAGAAGATGAGGCAATAAAGGCAAGAGAGCGATCGACCGCGACAACCAATACAAATACTGCCGCCATTGAAAGAAATGCGCGTGCCTTTATTGATTCTGGTAATACGAAGAAAGCCGGCATCGACGAATACGCCAAGATGATCAAGTCTGCTGATGAGCTTGTCGCATCGCTGAAGTTTGAGTCTGATGCTTATGGGCTAAATAACATTGAAAAAGAAACGGCGATCAACCTTCAGAAGCTTATGAATATGGGCTTAAAAGAAGGGACTGAGGAATACAAGAAATATACAGAAGCTGTGATCGGTGCTGTCTTTGAAAAAGAGCAGATGAAAACTCTCGCCGAGATGAAAAAGAAATCAGAGGAAGAGGACAAGAAATCAATCGAAAAATTTAATGCTGAGCGCGTCAAAGAAGAAGAAAAGTTCGCCGATGAGGTCAAGTCGATCAACAATCAGATCGGGCAGTCGCTCTCTGATGCCTTAATGTCCGGTGCACTGAACGCTGGCGACTTCATCAAAAACATGTTTAAGACGATGATTCTTCGTCCACTTGTTCAGCCGGTCATAACCGGCATCGTTGGCGCTGTCACGGCGAGTTTCGCTCCTTCCGCTGCATCGCTTGGTACGACCGAGTCGGGTGGATCTATCTCTAGCTCAATGGGCTTGCTTGGTGCGGCCAGCAGCGCAAAGTCTGCTTATGAGATCGTCAGCGGTGGCTTTACTGCGCTGGGTAATTCAGTCACAAGCTTTGTCGCCGAAATGGGAATGAACTTATCCACGGTTGGCGAAGCCGGTGGCGTACTCGCAACTGCCGGAGACAGCTTACTAGGTGCTGCCTCATCGATTGGCGCAGTGGCTTCTTATGTGGGTGGTGTTGGTGCAGGCCTGGGTCTGGGAAATTTAATCTCTGGCGGCAATTCTGTGATCGGTGGTAGCTCGTGGTCTACGGTCGGCGCAGGCACTGTGATCGGCGCACTGGTGGGCGGCCCCTTAGGTTCCGCCATTGGAGGCGCCATTGGTGGCGTAGTCAACGCAGCCTTTGGGATGGGTAAAAAAGAAAATACCGATAGCGGAATTATCGGGAATCTCAGCGCCTCAGGCTCGAACCTTGCCAGCTATCAGGAGTGGAAGCAAAAGGGTGGCTGGTTCAGGAGTGGGGACTCTGGCTCGGATTGGTCAAGCCTGGATCCTAAGCTTCAGAAGTACATGAGTAACTCAGTCGCTGCCACGGCAATCGCAGTCAAACAGTACGCGGATATCTTAAAGCTCCCGGCAAAAGGGATTGCTGAGTTCAGCTTTGAGGTTAAGCGCAGCCTGGCTGGGCTCACGGCAGAAGAAGCGCAAAAACAAATTGACAGTCTTTTAGCCGCCTACGGTAATGCGCTGGCGTCCAATGTAGCGTCCGAGATCGGACCCTTTCAGCGCGATGGTGAAGAGGCAGGTGCCACGCTTGCACGGTTAGCGACGAGCTTAAAGTCTGTAAATGGCGTGTTTTCTACGCTAAATATCAAGCTGATGGATACGTCGCTTTACGGGGCTGACGCGGCCAGTAAGCTGACCGATATGTTTGGCGGCTTAGATAAGCTTGTTGCTGCGACTGATGTTTATTATCAAAATTTCTATTCTGCCCAAGAGCGTGCAAACAAAACCACGCAGCAATTAACGGATGTCTTTAAGCAGCTTGGGTTGCAGATGCCTGAAACAAAAGCCCAGTTCAGGTCAATGGTTGAGGCTGCCCGAACCTCGGGTAATGACAGCCTCTTTGCTGCACTGATCAAGCTCGCCCCGGCCTTCTCGGAGCTCACGGCATCGGTTGCCGCGCTAAACACCCCGGTGGCATCTTTAAGCTCTTCGGCGACTAGCGCTTCTCGGTCTGTCAGTAACGTCTCTGACAATCTGTTTTCACTAGCTGATACCGCCTTTTCGGCTCTGCAGTCTGCAATTGATGCAGAAAGAACGGCCTCAATTGCAGCGCTTGAAAAGCAAAGAACCGCTCTTCAGGCGCAGAAAGATGTTGCTACACAATCGGTCACTGCGCTCCAGTCAATTTTTGATTATTTGAGCGGTCAGATAAGCGAGCTGGGTCAGTCGGTTGACGCTGCTTATACGGCCGCCCAAGGATCCGCATTTATTCGAGAGGCCTTGCTTGCCGCGCATAACACGGGTTACTTGCCAGAGCAGACTGCCCTAGCGAGCGCTGTGTCTGCCGCCCGAAGTGGGTTGACCACTGCAACTTATGCATCGTCCTACGAACAAAAGCTTGCACAAGCTCAATTGCTTGCTCAACTGTCAGATCTAAACAATATCGCAGGCGAGCAGAAAACAACTGCCGAATTGCAACTCGATGTTGCCCAAGAGCAACTCGATGCCCTCGAGGCGCAGATCACCAGTACGCAGGCCTATTACGATACCCAGTTGCTTTACGCGCAGGGACAGATTAATGAGCTCAAAGGCGTTAATAACTCTGTCCTGACTGTCGCAGATGCCATGGCAAGCTTTGGTGCTGCCGTCAATGCAAGCAGAGCGCAAGCGCCTTCTGGCAGCGACTTGAATGGCCAGATCGACAGTCTTTACCAGGAGATTCTCGGACGCTCGGCTGAATCAAGTGGCCTGTCCTTCTGGGCTAATTCGGGGCTGACGGTCGATCAGATCAGACAAGGGATCATGGGAAGTCAGGAAGCCAAGTTGCGTGGCTATGCAACGGGCGGCACCTACCCCGGAGGCCTGGCAATGGTTGGCGAGCATGGGCCAGAGTTGATTAACTTTAACCGTCCGGGACAGGTCTATACCTCTGGCCAAACCTCAGAGATTCTTGCAGGCAACGGCCTTGCCGCAGAAATACAAGGGCTGAGAGACGATATTCGTGCGCAGGCAAGGTCCACTGCACACATACAAATGCGAGCTGCCAAAGTGCTTGAGAGATGGGAGGCGAACGGCCTGCCAGATACGAGGGTTGAAGTATGACCGCGCTTGTGATCGTCAACCCCCTCACCATCACGGATGCGATGCTGACTGCATCGACAGTGACTGAGGCTGATTACTCGGCTTGGTCCGGCTCGACCACCTATGCGCTTGGCGCTCGCGTGATTGTTCTGAGCACGCACAAGATATATCAATCGCTGCAGGCGTCAAACCTGAACAAAGATCCTACAGCTCAGCCGCTTTGGTGGATTGAGGTGAGCCCCACAAATAAATGGGCTTGCTTTGATACCTCGGTCAGTACTCAGACTAAGAAATCCGGGAGCCTGAGCTACACGCTTGCGCCTGGACAGGTGGTCAACGCTATTGCCGCGTTGAATATCACCAATGCCAGCTCGCTGACGATATCAATGTCTAGCGTTCTGGCTGGTGGGGTCGTGTA